TGGCCGTCACACGCGCGGAGCCGGTTACGCGAACGACTGCGAAAAGCTGAACGCGGCTCAGTGCTTGGGGTGGCGGGTGCTGTGGTACACGACTCAGCAGTTGAAGGCCGATCCGTCGGTGGTCGCGCGAGACATTAAATTATTGCTTGACAAATAAGATATTGCAAGTATAGTGTCATAAAAACAAGGAGGACGACATGGGCTTCCGTGGAATATCAGAACAGATTGTCGATGTAAACCGCGAGATACGATACAGGAGAATGATCATTGAATCAGCCGCTAAAATAGGATGTCAGAATCTCCCGACGATAGACGATAACCGCGACGAAATAGATGAGCTTGAACAAATCCGCGCAAATCTTGAATCGATACAGGGGAGGGTGAAATGAAATCCATACGCCAGTACGCGACCTACTCCGCGCTCGCGCTGAATGGTTGGCTGCATGACATCTCAAACGATCCTCGTTTCCCGATCCCACAGAAGCGGCGCGGTCAAAGCGGAGTCGCCAAAGCAAGACGTGCGGCAAAATCGAGAAAGCGGAGGGTGAAATGACAAGGTTTTTGAAGCGAGAGAAAAGAGATGACCGTAGCTGTGCCGGGTGCATTCTGTGGAGGCCTTTCCCGCAGGCGTGCTGGGTATCAGAATTAAATATACCTTATTGCGGCAACTATTCTATTTATGCACTCGTCCCCCGTCCACCCGACGGCACCCGCTGCCGCGATTTGGACGGTAATATCAAGGTAGTGGGGAGGGACGTGTAATGATTGACCCCCGCACATACCCATTCATCGCCGTGGTGATTCTCCTCGTTGCCGTCGCGTGTGCGATCGTGATACGCGATATAATCAGGGACATCATGGCCGACCGACGCCGGGGCTTACGGTGAAACCCGTCCTCGCCATACTCGCGCTGTGCCTGTGCTCATGCGCCACGCTTCACGGACCTCAGCGATACACGTACTCGCTTAAATACCCGTGGCTGACCGAGGAGATATACCAGATATGCGTAACCGAGTCCGCGCGAAACGAGTTGCCGCTTAATCTGGTTCTGGCGGTTATCGATGCCGAAAGCGGCGGGAACACGAATGCGATATCGAGGTCAGGCGCTATCGGTTTGATGCAAGTGATGCCCCGGTACTGGTACAAGCACGGCCCCGCGAGCGATCTACACCGGCCCGAGGTCGGAATCAAGGTCGGCTGTTCGGTACTGAAGTGGGCGCGTAAATTGGCACACGGCGATCCAATTTACACGCTCAGGAACTACGAAAGAGGACCGAGGGGCAAGGGAATAAACTGGACGTATACGAATAAGATATTGCGGAATATGGGAGGTTAGCATGATTACATGGCACATAGGCACTAAGTCGCAACTCAGTATCGACTCAAAGACGGACGATAAAATTGATTACCTAAGCGAATGGTATAGGGGCGACGATAGCGGGACGCAAGAGAATGAAGTCCTAATAACCACCTACAAGGATGGGTCGATCTTAATTCTCGAGAAAAGAAACTATGAGTCTGTGCACCTTTACCCTGAGCAGGTCGAGCACTTGCGGGAGATATTACGCAACATGGAGGAAATATGAGCGACCAAATCAGCGAGAAGATGGCGAATAAAATTTTTGATGCTAACGAGCAGTTTAACGCTTCCGGGTTATGTTCAAGGCGTGAAAGGTTTATTTCCGCTCTGAAACACTTCGGCCTCATCAAGCCTTCAAAGCTCGACGAGGCGCGGGAGTGGGTGAAACAAAAGTCTATATACCCAACAGAAACAGACAACAGCCCTTGGGAGGTTGGACACGTCGATGGCGTCCGAGATACCGCAGAACGCTTCGAGGCCGCAATAACCGAAATCCTGGAGGAACGCGAATAAAATGGGATACAGCGTCGGTTTTGATGAGCACTGGCGTCGTTGGGTTGGATACGGAGTACCCGCCTATTGCGATCATCCTGGTTGTACAAAAGAAATAGATCGTGGGTTAAGTTATGTATGTGGTGGAGATTTGTATGGCGGCGAGCATGGATGTGGATTATTTTTTTGTTCTGAACATCTTGAATTTGCGACTAAAAAAAATATACCGATGTTGTGCGCAAGGTGTGCTCGCGGAAAAAGTCCGTTTCATCCGAAGCCCGAACACCCATCATGGATTAAACATTTATTGACACACAAGAGCTGGCATGAGTGGAGGCAAGAAAATACAGATGTAGTTAAAAAATTACTGGAGGAGCGCGAATGACCATCACAATGTTTATCCTTGCCGTGGCGTGTCAGTCCGGCGCGTACCTGTGCCTGCGCATGGGCTGGCCCGTACTCGCGGAGTCTATGCGGTTCTGCGCGATTGCCGCTCTTGTTGCGTGGGGGGCGACGATATGACAGACCGCGAGATAATGCTCGAAAGCGAGATTGCCGAATTACGCTCACGCCTTGCCCGCGCCGAACGCTTGGAGCGGTATATCCCCGCCGCCGTGATTGACGAGTGTGTGGCCGTGCTCGACCACGGCGAGATCAAGCATCCCGGCGGGGAGTGGAAGACGATTATGCCTCACGTTCACATGCAACACGCTCAAGGGCACCGAGAAGATTTCACCGTCCGTGGAGTGGAGCGCGAGGAAGAAAGTGGTTGTCACAACATAGCACATGGAATCGTACGTGACATGATGGCGCTGTCTCAGTACATGGGAGCGGCGCCAATTAACGAGGAGGAAGCATGATTTGCTATGCCGACATGACATTTTGCCGCTGGTATCATAGTTGTGTACGACATTCTTTAGACATACCGTGCCCGCGAGCGCTTACTGAAACTGTGAAAATCACAGCAGACCGTGTTGGACTGCCGATATGCCAGTTTATTGACAAGCCTGCATGTTTTTCACCAAACGGTGAAAGCGCCGAAAACAATGAATAATGAAGTAGGTACTAGCGCAATGCTAGATAATATAAAATCTGGAGCGCGCGGTCAATGGACTTGCCAAAGCATATGGTATGTCAACGCATACTCTGACGGACGATGTTCTTTCGAGTACGTATGCTGCGATTACGAAGACTGTGCAAACAATGAATATGAGCGGTTCGAGAATGTTCAGGGATTATCTGAATATCTTATAGATGACTCGTACACTGATTTTGTGTGGGTAAAGGTATCATGAATAATACTGCCATAGCGGTAAACACGTTAATATACTGTAATAATCTTGACATTATGTGCATGATATGTTACTATGTTACTGGTCTGGCGGTAAAAACTAAGGAGAAACATTATGATGACGGCCAACTTGGGGTACGGGAGACTTGTTTATCTGCGAGAATATGATATGCATAAACTTGTTTATACTGCCGAAAGCGTATACATGTTATACTTAGCATGATTCAATATGGCGAATACGCCGCAATAAGGAGGAGCACGGAGGGGCGATGAAATACGGAGAGCGTAAGACGGTGCTGCGCGACGCTGCGCGACGCAATATATTAGTGCGAGTATACACAGTACGGCTAGTGTATCGCAATGGCTGTGTACGTTATGAGCGTGGCGGTTGCGCTTATATTGAGATGCCATCCTATACCAGCACACGGGGGAGCGATGGACGACGATAGCTGGATAATTGTGTATTATGATGCTACCGTAAGAGGGATGGTTGTGCGGCGCGTACGTGATGAGGATATTATTGCTGCCCACGCTGAATATGATATTATCGCGCAGGTATCGTCACAGTCGATGAGGGCAATGATCGATTATGTGTTAGTGCGGCTTTATGGTGAGGAAGATGAACGCTAAAGTAACTGAACTCATGGAGGCGATCGGAATATCACGTCAGGCCGCGATTGAGATTGTGGCGATGGACATCAACGCATCGCGTGAGGATAGTCGGCGCATTCCGTGTGAAGTGTACTCGCGTTGCGTGGGCTACATTCGCCCGTTGAGCCAGTGGAATAACGGCAAGCGCGAGGAGTTCCGAGAGCGCAAAACATACAAGATCAAGGAGGAACGGAAATGAGAAATTTCAAGCGCGTGATGGTATGCTCTGACACGCACACCGGCCACCACTACGGTCTGACTCCTCCCGAATGGTGGTTCGGTAGGGATTCTGGAGACCGCCTTCAGCGAGACATCGGCGAGTATCAGCGCGACCTATGGGGCTTCGCTGCTAACACCATCGATAGACTCAAGCCGATTGACATCTTGCTTATGACCGGTGATGCCATCGACGGGAAGGGCGAGAAGTCAGGCGGGGTGGAGCAGTTAACGACCGACCGCGTGGAGCAATGCCGGATGCTTGCACGGTTCATCGATGAGACAGAAGCCGAGAAGGTGCGAATGGTATACGGTACGCGCTATCACGTTGGAAAGGAAGATGACTTTGAATCGATCATACCAGACTTTTCGCGCTGCAAGGACATCAAGATTGAGGGTCACGGGTTCTATAATGTGAACGGGTGCGTGATCGACGCGAAGCACAAAATCGGAGCCTCACAGATACCGCACGGACGCCACACCGCAATATCAAAGGCCAGGATGTGGAACGTGATGTGGCACAATGAGAAGGCCAAACACCCGCTCTCAAACATCATTTTGCGCGGTCACGTCCACTACTTTAATTACGCCGGTGGTCCGTCGTGGGTTGGTGTTACACTCCCGGCCCTGTGCTATCATACCATCTTCGGCGTGCGCGAGTGCGAAGGGCTGGTCGATCTTGGTATAGTCTGGTTTGACATTTACGACAGCGGGAGGTTTTCATGGGATTGGAGGATGGCAGAGTTTCCGGGATTGGATGTGGAGGCTACTATCCTATGACGGTTCACATTCCGGACGAGTGGAAGAAAACTGTTGGACAAAAAACTAATATACAGGAGGCATTAGATGAAAAGCACAAAGATCAATGTGACGCTGAAGGGAATCCGTCCCATCATGTTCGATCGTTTTGCGAGCATGAAGTCGGAATTATCGCCGCACGACAAGGTGTACCAGCGCGAGGGGTCGCTGGTGTTTCCGGCGAGGAATATCATGAGTTTTCTCAGCGCGGCCAACACGGAAAGCGCGCCGAGGCGGATCATAGGCAAGAAGTGGGCGACGATATGCAAGGCCTGCCTGAGCTTCGTCGACGTCGCCCCGTTTGAAATTCCGTTTAACCGTGACGGTGAACTCATACCCGCCGATGCGGTTGAAATTGTTTTCGACAAGGCTGTCGTCAAAAAGGGAATGTTGGCGATCCCGTCCGAGAAACAGCGGCCATTGCTTGACCTGCCGTGGTCGCTGGCGTTCACGCTGGAACTGTTCCAGAACGCTGACTTGAACGAGGCCATACTCAGGCGCCTGTTCGAGGAGGGCGGGATCACAATCGGCCTCGGTACGTATCGCGGCATTTACGGTAAATTCATCGTCGAGAAGTGGGAGGCGGTTTAATTTTTCGCGGCGAGGCATGGCTGGGCAAGGCAAGGCAAGGCTAGGCGTGGCAAGGCAAGGCAAGGCATAGACGAAAGGGCGCTGGTGTTCCCCGGTTCGACCCCGGGGCGTCCGAAGAGAGGTAATCATGGACAATAATATTTGTGATCGTTGTAAATGCGAAATAGGTGAAGACCGGGAAGGAGATCACAGCGTTGTTTTCTCCGCAAAAACGCGCGATCCGGGTGGTTGTAGTCTTAGCATACGATATACTTTATGCAAAAATTGCTTCAGAGCTTCGTCGTCGCGATTTGATGATTTTTTGCGCGATGAAGGTAAAATTGCTTAAAGGAGGTCGCAATGGACTTTAACGAGTTTCCAAAGATAGCCCGTCTTTCTCGTGAGTGTATCATAACCGAGAAGATCGACGGCACCAATGGGCAGATATACATCGGAGAAGACGGCGAGTTTCTTGTCGGCAGCCGCACGCGATGGATCACGCCTGATAATGACAACTTTGGGTTTGCGCGGTGGGCCTACGACAACAAAGACGAGCTTATGACTCTTGGACCAGGAAGGCACTTCGGCGAGTGGTGGGGGCAGGGAATACAGCGCGGATATGGCCTGAAAGAAAAGCGGTTTTCTTTGTTCAACGTTACGCGGTGGGCCGAGGCGCATCCGCCGTGCTGCGATGTGGTGCCGGTTCTATGGCGCGGTATTTTTGAAACTGATGCAGTCTTAATGTGTCTGCGCGATCTTAGAGAAACTGGCAGCGTAGCGTCGCCGGGATTTATGCGGCCCGAGGGCGTTGTTATATATCACGTCGCCGCGAACATGTGCTTCAAAAAGACCATCGAAAAAGATGAAGAACCAAAGTCAAAACTATGATTTTTGCTTGACATTTCCACGCTTTCATAGTACTGGTATATTAGCAGATATACAGCACTAAGCATTAAGTAGAGGCCCACACTGCCAGCGTAGCGAAAGTGTAAGAGTGGGGCGTGGACCAGTGGAACACGTCAGACATCGGAAGGGTTGGGGTTCGGTGGCAGCGGGTGGAAGCCCCGTTAAGGGCGCGGAATGGCTCGACGCGGCACAAGCCCAAAGCGGAACGTCGCGGACCCCGGTTCAATACCGGGCGCGTCCAAGGGAGAGGTGGCGGAATTGGCAGACGTGTGTGGGTGATAGATGAATCGGGCCGTGTTGCGACGACACATTAAAAACGCTGACCACCCCGAAGAGCTTTTCAGCCTAATCTATCGTGCAGGTTCAAATCCTGCCCTCTCCACATCGCGGAAGATCGGACGACTCGCCGCGTGACTCACAATTTCGATTTACGTTCATGCAAGTGTTATAAACAACCCGGCGAGGTACCTCCCGCCGGGAACTTTTTCGAGGTGGTGACTATGGATTACATACCAGGCCCGACAGGTTGTATGAATGAAGATGGAACTTGGACCAGCTATATGCAGCCGAGCGCACACCAAAAAGCCGAGATTTTGAAGGCTGAACTGCTTAATCTGACAAAACGTGTGGCCGAATTAGAGAAGCGTCAACGTGAAATATCGCGGTAAAGGAACATTTTCTTTCACCGTCCAGCCCTACGGACACGAGGTACATTTCTGCTACCTGATGGACGAGAAGGAGATGGATCGCTATCTTAAGCGCAACTTCGGTTCAGGCTGGGACGATTATTCAGGCGTATATTCTACGCAACACCACTACAACCCCGGTTTTTCTGGTTCGTCTGTTACTTGGATACGCGCTTCACTCAGTCCGCACTATGCCCCTGATTATGGGACCATAGCCCACGAAGTACACCACATCGTTAATAACATTTGCCGTGATTGTGGCATGCCACACGAGACAGAAAACGATGAGCCTTTTGCGTATTTGTCCGGGTGGATAACAGAGCAAATTTATTTCTGGCTACTCAAAAAAAACGCTTGACTATTATGCAATTAGATTGTATATTTGCGTAAATGGCAAACGAACAAAATCTTCGATCTCTCGGTGAGCTAACAACGGAAGAACGACGAGAAATAGCCCGCGCCGGAGGATTGGCATCCGTCAAGGCCCGCCGCGAGAAAAAGCTCATGTCGCAAATATACGCTGAATTCCTCGAAAAAGAGCACGACGTAGAAGGACCGGACGGCGATAGGACAAAAATGTCTGGTCACGCTATTGTGTCGGTGGTTATGAGCAAGGTGCTAGCCCGTGGCGACAGCGCGGCTGTTTCGCTTATGAAGGAGTTGCGCGAGGCCACCGAGGGCAGCAAGATCGCCGTCACCGATAAGGCGGATGAATGGGCACGGATGTTTGAGGTTGTAGGTGCTGACACAGAAGCAACACGACATAATAGCGTTCGACAACCGGCATCGTCCTAGAATAACCGTGCTTGAAGGTGCGGTTCGGAGTGGAAAAACAGTAGTTAACTGTATGCTCTTTACCCACCACGTATGGGAAAGCCGCGGGAAGAAGCGAAGGTACATCATCACAGGGACTTCTATCCCATCGATACGCAGAAATGTCTTAGACGAACTGGAGAATATGAACCTAGGCATCAACCCTATATTAACTCAGTCAAACGAGTTCCAGATGTTCGGGAATACAGTATCATGCTTTGGTTCCGCTAATATTGACTCATACAAGGTGATTAAGGGCTTCACGGCTCACGGCTGGCTTGCTAATGAGGTCACTGAACACCACGCCGCGACGGTTGACCAGTGCTTTAAGCGATGCTCCGGTGATGGGGCAAGGATATTCTGGGATACCAACCCAGCAGGACCAGACCACCCGATTAAAGTCAATTACATCGACAAGGACGGCGATCTTCTTTCGGACGGTCGTCTACATATTAAAAGCTGGCATTTCACCCTGGACGACAACGCCTTTCTTTCGGATGAGTACAAAGAATCACTGAAGAAATCCACTCCGTCGGGTATGTTCTATGACCGCGACATCAACGGCCTATGGGTAGCCGCCGAGGGCATGATTTACCGCGACTTCGATCTCGGAGTGCATGTTCTGGACGTTGCGCCGGGCAATCTCAAAGAGCACTTCGCCGGGATAGACTGGGGCTTTGAGCACAACGGCGTTATCGGGGTCTATGGCCTTGACCACGACGGAAACGCATTCAGGTTGCGCGAGATCGTGGCGAAGCAGCAGTCCATTGACTGGTGGGCGCACGAGGCGATGGAGATCAATAATACCTATCGCGGCATCGCCTTCTATGCCGACCCTGCGAGGCCCGACCACATAGCAGCACTGAGGGGTCGCGGGCTGGTGGTTCATGAGGCCGAAAACCCGGTAGTCGAGGGTATTACGTTCGTCGCAGAGTGTTTTAAGAAGCGACGTTTGTATATTGTGCAACAGTATAACCGGAATTACTTACGCGAGATTTACAACTATCGCTGGAAGGAAAACTCAGCGAAAGAAGAGCCGATTAAGATGGATGACGACTCCATGGATTCCGAGCGCTATGCCTTATATTCTCATCTTGGCCGCAGCCGTGAGGTTCGGGCCACATTTTCGTTGTACAGGTAGGGGAAATGCTAATTACAAATATCACGTCGCCGCCCACGGCAAAGCAGATAGGATTGATCATAAAGAGCGCCGCTGATCGCCATAGAGTGCTCTACGAGCTTTACGACCGATATAAGGCCGGCGCCGATGGTACGCCCATCAAGACGCGGGAGTACTACATCGGCTCTACTAAGCAGACCGACAAGATCAATAACAAGATTAACAACGACTTCTTTGGCGAGATTATTGACGTTAAGGTGGGGTTTTTCACCGGCATTCCCATCGTCTACGATCTTGACCGCACTGTATACGAGACTAAAAAGACTGTGCTGAATACGGTCATGGACAAGGCGCGGCAGGCAATCGGCATGGCCCCAAAACCGGAGAAGAAAGAGACGACAGTAAGCCCGCAGTACGACAAAGACCTTGCATTTATCCGTGACTTCAACAAGCTGAACAGCGTAGCCGACCTTGACGCCGAGACGGCAAAAAGGGCGTCTATCTGCGGACTGTGCGGGAGGCTGCTGTATGTCGAGGAGGGCACCGGGGACTTGCGGGCGATGGCCGTCAATCCGTGGGAATGTATCTTCATTGGGCCATCGGTTGACGTGCCGCTTTATTCGATCAGGTATTATACGGTCATGGGTTTAGGCGAAGACGGCAAAGAAACGAAGATACACAAGGCATATCTCTACGACGCATTCAACGTGACCGAGTTTACGCGGGACGACGACGAAGAAGAGTACAAGCATGGAAAAGTAGTGCGGCACATGCTGCCCGGCAATCCGCTCATAGGCTTTGCCAACAACGACGAGATTCAGGGCGACGCTGAGAAGGAGATTGAACTCATAGATGCTTACGATCGCGCGCTTTCCGATGTCAACAACGAGGTCGAGCAATTCAGGCTGGCCTATATGGTTTTCAGGGGGGCACAGAT